TGCGTATTCTGCCGATGACAGGGATTTTATGGCGGCTTCTGGCAAGTAACGCTCGCCAGTTTTAGACGAAGGCTTACCCGACTTGGTGCGCCATTTCTGGTCGCCCCAGTCTTTCAAGGATTGTTGCGGTGCTTTCAATCTCTGTAGCTCCCGCCTGCGGCCTTGTACTTCTTGGCAACGAGCTGTGCTTTTCTGGCCGACCATTTTCCAGCACCAGTACCGTGGGTCGCGGCTGCCTTCACCTGCGCCACGATCTTTTTACGAAGGCTTGGTTTGGTGTAGTTACCAGCGGCGTTGACAGTAGGTTTTTTGGCTGTTTTCTTCATTTTGTGGCTTTATCATGCAACCAATCCGGGGACATATTGCGTTTTACCAGCGACTTTCATAGCGGTCAACTCTTGTTTTTTCAGGTTGTCTGGGTCATAGGAGACATGCACCCAGCCGCTATCGGGTATACCCGGAGTGTAGAACTCCAAAATGAGTTGCGTGTAGTCCAGATTATCCATGATCCACTGCGCTAAGTCAGCGTTCGCTACGCCGGGAATCTCAATATCGGCTGCTCGGCCAAGGCAATGGTCTGAGGTCTTTGATCCTCCCACCGCAGCATTACTTTCTGGACTGCGGAACCCAGAGTTCACCTTAACACCCTTGCCAAAGTGATCACGTACGGGCTGGAGAACCTTCTCACAGAGCAAGCGCAGGTTTTCTGTCTCGACTTCACCGGGGGTATTGTCAAAGCCCATACGCAGGGCTGTCTCAGATTTGGTCAGTTCGTGCAGAGAGAAGTTGGTGGTTAGGTTCATTGGGCGCTCCTAGCGTTGTTGTAAAGGGTGATGCAGGCGTTGAGCTTTTCAATGGCTCGGTTGCCTTCGTCGGTTATGGCGACAAGAGCTTTAGCAGTCTCTCGGTCAAGTTCGGCTGATGGCGCTCCTCCACTATCTCCGGCGGCAACGGCGGTATCTGCGGAGGCTGGTACGGGGCAGGTCGTTTTGACGCGCAACTTGAGAGCGCCAGAATCAATAGCAGCATCGCGCTCTTTGGTAGCAGTCTTGGCTTTTTCATTGGTCTTCCTCAGTGCTTCAGCGGTAGTAGTTACGGCGGCAGTCAAAGCGGCTTCCTTGGCCCGGGCTTCAGTATTCAAGCGGTCAACTTCTACCTGCTGGGCTTCTCTCTCGACATACTTGCCGTAGAAATACCCGCCGCCGAAGGTCAGCAGCAGGGCAATCAATCCAGAGAGTAAACCCTTCATGGCTTTGGTGGCTCGTCGTTATCGTTAGCTTCGGCCTTGGCGGTTGCATTGGCAATGGCCTTGATACCTGATCGGCCAGCCACACCACCCAGAACGCCTGTGATGAACACCATGATGGTTGAGATTTGGCTTGTGTAAATCTTGTCGATTGGGGCCATGCCGGACATGGGTTGGGTAACGTAGGTCACCGAGTACAGGAACATGGCCATCGCTCCGAGCAGGATGCTGACCAGCACCACAATCACGAAAGCCCAGACACGCACCTCAATCTCTTCGGCGGTCAGGCGGTTATTTGTTTTGTAGGCAACAGTAGGCATCACTTTTTCTCCTGTTCAGGTTTAACAAGTTGTTCGGGGCAAGTGCCAGTGGCAGTGCAGATTGGTGGTTTGCACTCGGCGTTATTCCAGTTTGTCGGGTCTTGGCAAGCGTAACGGAAACGGTCTTCGCACCCGATCAAATACAGGGTTATCAGAAATAGTATCGCTAGGCTTCTTTTCACGTCTTTCCCTTTCAATTTCACGCCTTAACCGCTCAAGCTTCTCAGTCTGCGTCTTCACTTCATGCTTGGCTTCCAAGATGTCCAAGTACAACATCCCGAGCACTGGGAGCATGAGGGCGACCAACACACAAGCAGCAATCCAGCCCATCACGTCTTCCCCAAACGACTGACGAACAGGAGCCACAACCACAGGTAAAGGAGGAATAGGATAGTCGCTACGAGATACGCCGACTTTGCTTGGAAGTTTCTTTTTTCCTCCCGTCGTTGCCATTGCTTGTACCTCTCCTGCGCCTCTTCCTTCAGCCTTGCCTTTTCCTGCTCCTCCTGTATGACGCTACGCATCTCAAACACTTTGGAATACAGCGCCCCCATCTCAGGCGGTGACTGATACACCATCGTTTCCCTGATCGTCACTTCCAGTGCCGCCATCTGGTCTTGAGCCATGACCCTCTTTAGGGCGGCTTCCATCAGGTTGGCATTGGGGTCGTAGACGGTCTGGCTCTTTTCTTCCTCTTCCCTTATGTGCGCCGCCAACTGCTCTTGCAGCTTGAAGAACTCAGTAAGCTGGCCGACAACATCCGCCATGACTTTGGACTCGTCAACAGCAACGTACTTTTCCTTCTTTTTCGCCACAGGCTTGGGCGTGGCAGGGGCGGGGGTTCCGCCAAACATCTTGGCAAGTTTGCCCCAGAACCCATGAACTTCCTTGGCGATCCCAACAGCTTCATCAACTGTAGCCTTGACCTCCATGAAAGAAGTCTTGGCCTGCTTGTAAAGCTCGCACCCTTCCTTGATGGCGGCAACACAAGCATTTGCAGCAAAGAGGATGCTGATTGGGTCCACATGTGCGTATTTGGTTACATTGCCGACCCGGAGGCCGCTGGGATGGTTGTGACCTGGATGGCGGTACTCTTCTTAAGGTTAAGAGGCGTACTGCAATCCGAGCAGGTATCTGCATCCAGCTCGGCCTCGTCCAGGTCATATCCACAATGAGCGCACACGATTTCTATTTCGTGTGCAGGCTCAATGACGCCATTAGGAAGCGTTGTTGGGAGCTTGAGGAGCTTCATTTTGTTCCTTTGCTTCCTTTTGGATAGCCTCGATCAGTGGAAACACTTCCGTGTATGGACGAGAGCCAAGGTATTGCAGGATGGCGTTTACAAGGTTGGTTGAGAGTTTGATTTCGTTCATGGGGTGCTCCAAGGTAAGCCTGTGGCAGTAGTTGGATTCTTCTTGGCTTCAATCTGTGCCGCCAAAGAAGCCTCAACAGCATCCTTGTCCACACCATTAGCCCAAATCCATCCCAACACGGTTTCTTGTGTCAACTGGTTGTAGGCAACAGTGGGAGTGCCATCAGACCATGAGCAAGTGTTGTAAATAGAGGCTGAATGCTCTCCATCTACTGCTGTGGCTTGCCAGTGGGCAGTGGTTACAAAGCCATCAGAGGTTTGACGGTCAAGCTGTGAAATGTTCCAAGTGGTTGTCATATATTTCCTTTTAGCAAGCCATCAACACGCAAGGCACACAGTAAGAACCGTCTGCGTATGTGCAAGTAACATGAGTTGATGTGACTTTTGCAACAGTCTTTGAACGAACAATGTCATCGCCTTGGGGCTTGGCAGTGCCATCACCAGCAGACATAAGCAAATCACCACGAACAACAGTTACACCTTGAGCGATGCGGATAATCATGTCACCAGTCATAGCCATGTTGATTTCGTCAACATTGTGTGCATCATCGTGTGTCCAGTTCACGAACACACCAGCGACATTGGCATCGCCTTCAACATCAGAGACTTTGACTTTGTTAAGCTGCTCGTTGTCTACAGGATTGCCTTCTGCGTCGGTATAGACGTTCATTTCGTCCAAGTTAGACAGTACAGTTCCTTTGACCAGCGACTCGTCTTTGGCTGTAGTAGTTTGCGCCCAACGAGATAGGTGACCACCGTTGTATGAAACAGTTGTGCCTGAGACAGAGATAGTGCCTTCGTTTGTGTTGGCTTGTCTGAACTCAATCAGTGTGCCGTCAGACGCTTGGCGGTTTATAAGAACAACCCTGTCACCAGAGTCCGCAGAGGTGTTTACCGCTGCAAAATAGTCATTTACTTGCCATGAAATACCTGCTGTGGTATTACTAGCTACAGTTTTCTGAACAAGAAAGTTACCGCTGGAGTCGATACGGGCTCGTTCTGCGCTGGCGGTAATGTCATAAACCGCCCATGCACCACTTGCGCCACCAAGAACACCAACCAACCAATCTCGTTGATT